TTGCCGCCCAGGATCCTCATCACGATCTTCGCAGACCCAATGACCAGCCGCTCTGCCTTGTTCTGGAGATGGCCCCATATCATGTATGTGACGGACTCACCCCGCGCAGAGTCGGACACGGCGATCTGGCTGATCTGCTCGTCAGATACGATGTACGGGTAATTCGGAGCCTCTGGAGACCCCTCCGTTCCGTAAAACGGACCGATGGACCCACCAGGACCAGTCGCCGTGTTGTTGTATGTGCCCGTAGTAAGCGCAGACGCGCTGCTCTTGGCGTACCGCGTGCGGATGGCGTCTCCCTTCTGGGACAGCTCGACCGCAGCAGTCTTGCTGGAGGTAGCAGACGGAATCGAGTCCACCACCTGAGAGGACCAGGACTTGTTGTCCACTCCGCTGATCACGTTAAAGATGCCAAAGGGCCAGTTCTCCTGAAGCCTCTGGTCGGGAACCGCAGCCCCGTGGTTCAAGACGTCGGCATAGACGCCCCGGCCCTTGATCTGGGACCCAGCCGCGTCTTTGACCGGGGAAGACTTGTAGGCCCAGTCCACCGCCTGGGCCACGCTGTTTTCCATGCGCTGACCGGAGCCCAGGAACGTCTCCTCCCACACAAAAGCCCTCATCTCTATGGCCCCCCGACCGTCATCCATCGTCTTGGTGGGGATCGAAATGCCCATCCCTACGTTGACGTCAAAGTTGGGCTTGAAGGGAATGTAGATGAGCCTGTTCCTATGGCGCTTGCTCAGGTTCAGGTTCGGGGCGTGGTACCAAGAACCACCCGCACCAGTGAAGGTGATGGTGATGGTGTTTGCGGGTGCCTGTACCACTGTCCACGCGGGAATCGTGGGCTGCCTCTCCGGCGGAAGGAAAAACCTTATCGCACCAGCAGGGCTGTTGACCGGGCCCCACCGACTGTCGTCGAACGTGAAGACAATGCTCAGGGACTGCGGCGCGTCGAATAGCGCAGTTCCGCTGCCGTCCCTGTCCCCCGTCACAAGATCAAAGGGCACCCACACGGTTCCGTCAACCGCCCCCGTCGGGAGCGCCTGGGCCCCGGGAGGCCCAAGGGCTTGGCCGAGGGGCACCGGAATCGGCTTGCCGATATACAGGTAGTGGTCATTGTGGTTTGGCAGCCCAGCACCTTCATCAACCGACCTCCACCGCCCAACAACATTCCTATAATCCTCGAACCTCTCCACAGACCTGTCCAGGGCACCCCCTCTGCCATACTGAAGTATGGAGTATGACCTGGAGGTGGTGGTGTCGGCTGGAGACGGAGCGGTGAGAAGCTGCCCTGCCCTCCCTTGGGGCTCTGAGGTCACCAAGAAGATGTTGTTGTCATCGGACATGATCCACGGAGTCTGGATATTCTGAGACATCCCCACAACGCTGCTCGCCGGGTCCAGGTCGTTGACCATGGACTCAAACGACCACAGTGACCACTGGCCCCCGGTGTAGCAGAAGGCCGCCTTCGTCGAAGGGACTGATACCAGAAGGGCCTCAAGGCGAGCCGAATACGAGCACACAACCTGACCGGCGATGCTGATGTACGAAGATGCTTGATCTGGCACCGTCGGCTGGGTCAGCTCACCGTCCGTCACAAAGAAGTTGGTCAGCGGGTTGGAGATGAAGTCGTTAAACAGGGGCTCGATGGCGTCAGAGATACGCCTGATGCTGAGAGCGCCCTCCATGGAGTAGATACCCTTCTCCCCCACCCACGCTATGCCGTCGCCCATCCTGGTGATGGCGCTCTCCCCAATACACCCCACCGACTGCGCCAGCTTGACAAGCCTGCCGCCAGAGATGACGAACCCCGCACCCGGCTGAAAATACCACGTCTCGTTCCTGGTGAAGATGATGACGTTGCCCAGGTACTCCTGGATTGCGGTGATCGGGTCTTCAGATGGCACGGTGATGAAATTCGGTGCCGCGATGGAGGTGGGGAACCCCTGGTCAGAGAAGTAAACCGTGTTCCCCTCAAAGAGGACAAGGCGTCCAAGCAGGGCTGACGCCCCCGATGGACTGGGGAAGCTGGTGCGGTCGAAGTAGGTATAAGCGTCAGCGAAGGGGCCGCCTGTAGCAACAGCGTTTATGATTACGGAGCTTTCTGAGTAGGGGGAGTGCCAATGCCTCTCGTCAGCCGTATCGAGTTGCTTTAGGCGACTGCGCCGGGAAAGCTGGTTGAACCCACGCCGCCTGCCACGGAAGGTGCATGGCGAATAAGCCAGGAGCCCTGTGTCCGAGTTGCCCAGATACAGGATGTCATGCAGCTCTTGGAAGAAGAACGGCTTGTCCACTGCCGATGCCTGTATCCACTGCTGCCTGTCTGTGACGTTGGAGGTAGGGGCTAGGTAAGTGAACACGGCTGCGCCCGTTGTCCACTTAAGCTCCCAGTAGCTCTCGTAATGGCCGCGCCATTTGGGCATTTCAAAGACGCTGGCGGCGCTTCCGAAGTCTGCGGTATGCCTGAAGATCGGCTCTTCCCAGCGTTCCCCCGTGGTGACGTCATAGATGCTTACGACGTAGATGGGCATGAACTTGGACAGTGATGCGTTTTCCAGGTCTCCCTCTTCGGAGCGCCGGTCGCCAGTGAAGACCGCTGAGGAGAACGCGCTGATAATCTGGTCATTCCCGAATGACGTACGCATCAGGTATGAGCCGAGGTGGCTTTTGTACCCCCACTCCTTTGTGGACTGGTTCTCGAAGATGGCCCCCATGGTCGTGTCGAGTTCCGTAAGCTGCCCGAAGCCCCGGCGAACCTCCCACCCGCCACGGCGCAAGAGCATATTGAGAGCGAAAGACCCCTTAGAGGGAGAGTCGGCCCTGATGCCCTCCCCAAGAATATCGGCCTCCTGGCCCTGTACAGCCATGGCAAACCCCTAGAGCGTGTCCTCGACATATTGCGGGCCACCGATGGCCCTAGCGTTCAGGTAGTTGCGAAGCGACCGTTCCCTGGCCTCGATCTGAATCATCATGGGTTGGTTTATGGCGCTGTCCATCATCTGATACTGCCTCATGGCGTAGAGGGGAATCAGGTCATGGAAAGGGACAACCTCGTCCGGTATGACGGCGTTGCTCCCTGGCGGCGTCCAGGAAATGTCTGTGCCATCCGGCACATATAGGAGCTGCACGGAGTTGGCCACCACCCTGCTCAGGTGGAGGCGTGTTCCCTCCAGGTAGTACGACGCATCTTCTGACACCAGAGCCTGGAGGCTTCCAACCCCTGTGAACATGGTGGCGGGAGAGCCTGTCACCCCATCCTCAACAAACACGCTCAGGAGCCTGACGAGCCTGTCGCCTGCGGCAACGCCACCAGCGGCAGGGGCCGGTGGCCCCATGATTGGAACGGCTATGGCCGAAAGGTCCACGATGGCCTGAGAGGACATGTTCACGGCGACCTGCCGACTCAGGACATTGGGGTCCGTGTCTGTCACCAAGTCCCTGAACTCCTGATAGGCGATGTTGAGCAGGCCATCCACAATGTTATCAGTCAGGAACGTCTGGTCTGGCTCGTCCACATACGAGCGAAACGTCTGTATGATCACATCGGTTGTTGCCATCAGAGGGCCCCTCTGCCGCCGGGTTGCCTTGAGATGCCCGCGTCCATGCCGCGGGTAAGGGCCCTTTCCGTCGCCGCCGCACTGCCGACGCGCTGCGCCTTAGCCGCGTTCTCCTGGATGATCTGCTGTTGCGTGGTGGGCGACCCTGGGGCTGCTATGGATTTAGCGACTGCGCCCCTGTCCCCAATATCCGACACGGCGCGCGGGAACACCTTGTTGGAGACGAGCGCGTTTTCGTAGTCTTCTGACGGCGCTCCGACTGTGGCTATGGAGACCAGAACGTCCCTCATGTAGTTCTGGATTTCCGCACTCATTTCATAGAAGTCTATCGTCCTCATGAACTGACCGAAGACATCCTTGAAGGCGTCCAGGTCATCGTTGGCGAAGATCTCAATCTTCGCGCCCTGCTGGACCGCTGCGAGCATGTCCCTGGCGTGGGCGATGGCGTTGACCTTGTCAGAGACGAACGAGTTGCCTGTGCGGAAGCTGAGTTCCTGCATGGCCTCTTCCGGCGGCAGGAGCCCCATCTGCCC